GCGATTGCTTGTAGTCCCTTGATTATTGTATGCAATCAGACCGTAATTTGCGGTAGCACCGGTACTAGCCTCATTTCCAATTATGACTTGGCCCTCATATGAAGCACTGCCGTCACTATTCAGTGTGATGTTCGGCGCTGCGGGGAGTGTGCCACCAAACGTGGCTGATCCATCGGCGTTGATAATAGCTTTAGGTTGGGTGTCTGCTCCCGACGCTTGAAAAACAGGGCCAGTATTACTTTCGTTATAAGCAAATACAGTAGCTATAGAACTATTGTTTCTTATAAACATTGCGTTATCATTCAGACCCGGACTTCCTATCGTCACCCTCGCATTAAACACGGCACCATTAGTTGTTGTATTGCCTTCATCAGTTACGGCCTGAAGGTCTGGCGTACCAGCAGTCCCGCCACTGAAATCAGCAACCCATTTGGTCCCGTCAAAGATGTAGGTGACATCATTGATTGTGGAATCTGGTGTGCTATCTGGGCCAAAAGTGTTGACAGGCGTTTGAGCTGTCGGATCGCTTGGGAAGTTGAGTTCAGCCATGGTAAAAGGTCCGGTTTGTTTGAGAGTTATAACCCTTAGGGTGTTTATGCGTTGTAGGCAGCAATTACCTCATCAGTCCATACTGATGCCGCAACATCTTGGACTTCTTTGGGTTCGGCTGTTACATCTGAGCCAGGCGTGTAACATGAGCGGTGATAAGTGCGACCGACTTCTTTGCCGTCTTTTAGTACGATGTCTGCACGCCGTACACCAATTGAGAAGTTTTCGTTGACTTCGATTTTATACTTTTGAGTTTCAGTGAACATTTTAGGAACCGCCGACTGGCGGGAACAGGTTTAAAGGGTCGTAGTTTTAAGCCGTTGCAGGCTTTAGCCGATTGACTAACTTTGAGTGAAATAACAAATATAGAAATTACTTCGATTACCATTTGTCCAGAAATCTGTATCGGCTTGTGTAACTTTACTAGCTCCAGTTTTTACATTAACATCGGCTACAGTGCTGTTAAGAGTCGCTGAAATAACAGCAGAAACATAATCAACTGCTGCGCCGTCACCCCAAACTATTGAGCCACCCCCTTGGTCAGTTCCACCATTAATAGAGAATGTTTGAAAAGGTAGTCCTTGAATCTGTCTAGCGTTACCAGTTCCTACATTTGTTGGCCTTAATCCTCCCCAGCATTGAACGAAGGTGCCAATCTTGACGTATTTGCCCCATTGAATATCAAAGGTGGAGTCGCCGCCAAGAGTAGGCGTCCACTGTCCTTCTTCGTATTCGCTAATTACGTTTGCAGCAGAAGTGCCGCCTATTGAAACGCTTCCGGCGAATTGAGCCTCGCCATTAGATGCAATAGAACCATCGTGCTTCACATAAAAAGTAGGATTGCTAGCGTCATTGACTGGAGCGGTTCCAAAAGCAACGGCGCCAACGCTCGAAATGTCAGCATTCATCCAGCAGTATTCACCGCCTCTGGAATTTCTGAAGTAGCCATCGTCTCCAATTACGACTTGCCCGGTGCCAGGCGAAAACGTGGCTGATCCGTTGTTTCTGATTTCTACAGGGCGACTGTTGTCTGGATTAAAAACCTGGAATGCGTTGCTGTTGTTATTTGGCGAACGAACTTCTACATACCCTTCCGTTAAAATTCCGCCGTCACTAGCATCCAGCGTGATTGCTGGGTTGCTTGGCGTGAAGCTGCCGGTCGTCCCAATCTTTACGTCACCCGCCAGCGTTGCACTGCCGTCCGCCGTGATTCCTGCATTTGAAGAACCGTCAGACCCTTGAACATCTAATGCAGTCCAACCACTATCAGGAGTACCACCTCCACCAGCTCTAGTTACCAGATACAGAGCGTCAACAGAACCACCAAACGCTGCACCATTAGTTGTTGTATTGCCTTCATCGGTTACGGCTTGAAGGTTTGGAGTGTCTGCTTCTCCTCCTCCTGAAGACGGGCTTGCTTCAACCCATTGAGAAGAATCGGCATCAACGTAATAGATATAGAGTTGGCCGCTGTCAGTGCTGCTATCCCACCACAGGTCGCCTTCTGAAGGATTACCTGGGGGTGTTTCGCTGACATCAACGCTTGCACCGCCAGCTTCAATTAATGCCTCAATTTCTTGCTTCTGTAAGGCTTCTGTATTTCCACCACCGCCAGGCAAGCCTAGCTGGCCTGTCATTACATCACCGATGATTTGGACGTAATCACCGTCGCCGCTGCCCGTGCCTGCGAGTTGAACAACGTTACCGGTTGAATCCTTAATGTATGCCTTTACGTCGGCTGAATTGATTGCAACTTCGCCAGGTGACAAGTCCGTGGGAAGAGGAACCTTGCTAGAAGTTGCTGAGTGCTTGAGAACAATTTTTGTGGACATCGAGAAAAGCCTCCGCTACCATTCGGTGCCCATACCGGGCTACTTGTATTCTAGACAGCTCTTTAATAAGTCCCTCCAGAAATTTCCGAGACATTAGTCCACTGCCCTGAAGCTTGGAGCTGCAAAAGATCACCTTCTACTGCACTCGTAACTGTTACATCAAGCAGGTCATTAAGCACTTGCGCTCCACCGCCTCCGCCTCCGCCGTTAAGCGTATCGATCCGTACCCATCCGGCTGCAGCACCGTTACATAGAACCCAATCACCAGCGTCGTAGTTGAGTCCTGGAGTTTCAGGAATGCTGCTTCCCGGTACGTCAACAACAAAATAAACACCTGTGCGAGCGTCAGTTGCACTGCCTAACGCATCGCCAATGACATAACCCGCAGACGTGCCAAAAGATGTCACACCTGTAACTAGACCGTCTGTGGCGTCAACTGTTCCGCAATAACGCAGGTTCTCTTGAGACAAACGTCCAATTGAAATCGGCATCCATGAGTTTCCGTTCCACATATGGAGTCCAGCCGTGGATTCTTGAAACCACAGCATCCCGATGTGACTTCCTGTGTTAGATACAGGTGGGACTGCTTCTTGGATGTAGCTGACTGAGTAGTTGGCTAGTTTCTCCTTTGTTATTGCTCTGTCGGCAATGAATGGAGTAACGAAAGCTCCGCTGGTTATTTTGCTGGCGGGTAAGTCGGGGATGTCGCTCGCGACTAGGTCTACCCCTGCAGTTACGTGTCCTTGGTTGTCGAAGGAGACTTTGGGGAACGTTCCGCCCGTTATCTGGTTTGCGTGCTGCAGTATTCCGCCGGGGATTACGTCGAACTCAGTGCCAGCGGCGATGCCACCAACAGCACTGTTGGTGGCAATGGGTATGTCACTTGAGCTGATGAGCCTGCCGCTACTTACCAGTCCTTTTTCTGTGTAAGTAACTAGTAGGTGTACATCGCTTGAGGGAACGTCATTTGCGATGACCAGATCTGCAGAAAAACCAGACGCACCACCGTCCAGTTCTAGACCTCCGTTATTTGGGACGCTGACAATACCGGCTGTGGTGGGTGTTGCTTGGGGTAGATCAGCTGGAACGATTGATCGGAGCTCGACGCTACCGGCAGATGAAGTTGGGCCCGCTAAAAATTGTGCAGAGACAGTTGAGTCTTGAACTTGCGCAAGGACTCCAACGGAGGTTCCCGCAGTCGTTACAACTGTGTCAATTGAACCGACAGTACCGCCAGTGATGGATAAAACACCTGTTTTGAAGGGTTTCCATACGGAGCCGTCCCAGATCCAAGCGGTGTTGTCGAGAGCAATAAAACCTAGTTGACCGATGTAGTTCCCACTTACGGGTAGTGACGCTCCAACGACTGCGCTGCTGTTGTCGGCAAGTTTTGCAGCAGTTACTGACTTGTCGGCTAGCTCGATCGTTCCAACGGAACCAGGAGCAAGCGTGACGGTGACCTTATCGCCAGGGATACTTCCTGGGTCGATCAGAGCTACACCGGCTTGAACCAGATCTTTAGCGGTAATTTTCTTTGTTTCGCTTGCGCTTATATCGGCAAGCGCTAGAACGTCGTCTGACTGCAGAAGCGCACCAGCGAGTCTCGGTAGCTGCGTAATTCTTAAGTCAGCCATCCAAGCTCACAAGACAGGTACTTTTGGCTATTCTAAGACGGATCCTCTAGAAGGATTCCGCTGTCCTCGTCCTCCTGCAGGATCAGGTCAGAGTCCTCTTGGGTCAAGAAACTCGCAGGGTCTCCTATATGTAGGTCGATTGGTCCGGTTGTGACAAACTCGACACGAGAACCGACGACTTCTCCGGGGCTAAAATTAAGACCGATGTTTGTGACGATACAGTCAGCTTCGTACCAAACGGAAGGTCTGCCCGCATATAGGAAAAATTGTCCTCTGAACAGGGCGCCTTGCTTTAGGCGTAGTAGTAGCTCGCAGAGGTAGTTGGGTTGTTCTTCTCGTGAGATGTTGCGTACTTGCTCACAAGCGCTGTTTTTGTAGTCCCAGATGCAGTCAATAGATCCCTGTCCTGAGATTAGACCTCTGGAAAAATAGGCTAAAAATTCTTCACCTAGCGATGTTGTGTCTACAGTTTGGCGGCTAGTTGTGATTTCCCAGCTGCGCATTTGTCCATAGCAGCGGAACCGGCTGTTACGAGTTTGGACAATAATATTTTTGCTGACTGGAGGGACTACTAGATTTAATGCTTTATCGAATGTTCCGTTTATGGAGTCTTCAAAATCATCGTAAAGACGTATGCCGCCTGTGTCGTCAATGTGGCAATACCAGCGCCCGTCTGGGAAGTTGTGCCCAGCAACAAGGATAAGCTCTGACCCGTCGAGTGTATAAATCTCGATGAGGTCACCTGTGTTTAAGGCTTCGACAGGGAAGTCAAAGCTAAATCGCCTGCGAGGAACGTTGACATCATCAGGATCTAGAGAACTTTTTAGGCGTCCTTCATTGGCAGTTGTTCTTTTTATTAGGAGGCTGCCTTCCTCCCCCATGTAAACGCTCACATCACTACCTCAGAGAACGCACCATTGACCTGGAACGACACGTCGGCAGAGAATATCTCGCCTACAGCGCAGGTCATTGAAACAGTTGTTAGGTAGACCTTGGCTTGTACGTGTCTTGGGCCTGTGATTACACCTCCGTCGTCAATCTCAAACCGTAAAACTACTTCGTCTGCTTCTGGTGCGACTCCTTCTACGCCAGCTTTTAAAAGTTTGTTTATTAACGTGCTTGCTGAGTTACTGCCGCCACTACCGTCTGCGTCTGCGTAGTACAGGAGAGTGCAGCTTCCTGTGTTGGTGCGTGTGCCTGGCGTTACCGTTCCATCGGTGTCTCCGAGGGTTGTGGTATCAAGCAGTCCGAGGTTTGAGCTGAAAGACCAGCTTTTTACCTTTGCTGCTCTCACACCGTCAATAAACATCTTGCCTTGTGTTCCGCTATAAAACATCAAATCACTCCAACTAAAGAGACAGTGATAGTGCTTATCCCAGGGCGCACAGCGGTTACTTGGGGGGCCTTCTCGTATCTCCAGTCTACTCCTGATGGAGGAGAGAGGGCTCCTTCAGTGCCGCTCCAGCCTGCAAATAGTGCTACACGGGCGTCGGGACTGAATGTGAAGGTAGAGAACGTACCAGTGGTTTCGTCGTAGTGGTTGAGGAATTCTTCTGCGAGGAGGTCTGTGATGTTGGTGTAGCTGAGCGCTAGCCGCAGACCAAAACGCCTGTTGCCGTAAAGGATGCGGACTTCTGCGCCGTTCTGTGCGTTGTATTTGCGAACGGGATAATCACCTGGATCGAATTGTCGTTCCGTTGGGCGGATGGCGGGGTAGGGCATCAGTAACCTCTTACAAAATTGCCGGAACCTTTGATCAGGTCTTTGGCGATCTTGCTGATGCCTGAGGCGTCGGTTGGATGTTCCAGTGCCACGATTCTAACGAGACCGTCATCTTCCAATGTTAGTTCCTGTACTTGGTAGATACTTGTGGATATGCCGGGGTAGCGAAGGGTGACGATGGTGTCCCATAGCTGTTGTTCTTGGACTTTGCCGTTGACGACGGTCATGCTTCCTTCGCGGGTTGTGTCCTGTGCGCGGTCGAAATACCAGATTGGGTAGACGTTGTCTGGGATTGCTGTGGTCATCACTAGCGTTCCATCCGCTTCGATGATGCCGTTGTTTGCTGCTTGGTACGGGCTTGCTTGGGTAACAACTTTTATGTAGTTCCCTGGAGCGAGATTCAAACCCAGTGGGGTGGTCTTAAATGAGATGTTGTGTGTTACACGACGACGCAAACTAAGTAGGTACTTCGCTGCTACAACAGCGTGGGTTTCGCTGCAGCAGTAATCTGTCATGTCAAAACTTTCGATTGGGTAGTTTTGGCTGCCTGCTTCAGCAAAACGGATGGATACTGTGCGCTCTGAGGGCAGTTTGTTTACTTGCTCATAACGCCAACGCATTAGAGCAATAAAATTACGGCGTTGGTCTGCTTCGAGATACTGCGCCTCAAACGTACCTTCGATGATGTTTCCGTCTGTAAATAAGGCAGATATGGGGACCGCACCAAGGCTTATATTTCCCGCAGGTGTAACTGGGATGGCTGGCATAAAGCTAAATTTTCCGTCACTTATTGCAAAATCTAGGAGGAAATATGGTGCAATTCCGGTTATGTAATTTCTTAGGTTTTCAGGTTCTGTTATCGCTCCATTGAAAAATAGTTTATTTGTCTTTAAGAAGGTGCAGGCTGAGCTAAAGCTGTCTAAATCAATCAACTTATCGCTGAAAGTTTTTCCCATTCCTGCTGTTGGGTCAGTCATGAGGTAGTAGACAAGATCAGGTAAGAGGTTGCTGGGACCGATCGAACCACGCTCTGAAGGGAGGAAGCGAGTGACTTCAATGCCTGTTTTAAGCCAAACTCTTACCTGATCAACACGAGAAAATTCACGGCCAGATCTAATAGCTAAAGCACAGCTTGTGAGCTTGTCGTAGTTGACAGAGTATTCTCTAGATTTAAGTGTTTCTGTGACGTATACGATGGAGTGTTCTGGAGAATTAGTATTAGATGTTGTCCGCTCAGAGTAG